GGCGTCAAGAGTACGGTTTTTTCCTCGTCCTGAATACGCTCCACGCAATCCGGTCTTATTGCGTTTTACGTAATTGAACCCACGCTTAACGTACGCGGTGTACGTCTCACGAGGTTTCGGCTTAGGGAATGCCACGTTATCGCCCTCAGTTGCTAAGGGAGTTGGTCAAAGCGAGGCTCATGTAATCCGAGGCGGAGAGCTTGGAGATCTTTCCAGTGATGCGGACGTATAGGTTGACGTCGGCCGAACTAGTCAACTTATCAGCACGAACTTGGAGTTGACCACCAGGAACGTATCGGATCTCTTTGACATCGCCTAGTGAAAGGGATTCCTCAAAGGCGGACGTTAGCATGTCCTGGAACGTCAAATAGATGGAATCGTATGACGCATGAGAGATGAATCCGCCGGAAAGGTCCTCAAGTGCCACTTGAGCGATGAAGAGGGATGCTTCCGGAGCTGCGGTACTAGGATCAATACCAACACTGATGGATTCAATTCCAAACGCTTCCATTTCGGCAACGTTCACAAACGTATTGAGGTCAATAGTTTTCACATTTCCAGTTCCGTTTGCGATGATAGTCTCAAACACTTCAAAATCTCGGGTCTTAGCGGATGCCATGTACCTTTCATGAATGGGTTGGTCTATAAATATTATGTGTTCGTACAATCAGTGCCGGCCGTTGCACATAGGTAAGGTATAGCACGCAGTGCGCCGTTCCATACGGTCGTTCGTATTCACGACGCAATCATTATGAATGAATACCCGCTGGGAGTTGCATGGACGCACGCAGATATGACAAAAACGCAGACCAACTCAGCCAGATTTTTTGGCATTTTACACGGAAGCAACGAGAATATCGCACACAACCAGCTCCAAGGATTGATCGCATGCTTGAATTGCTCGAAGAAGCACTCAGAATTAACGATGAACTTGGAATCTTGTCTGAAAAGGGGTTGATTTGATGGCTGATTTATTGTTTAACCCAACTCACATGGTCTTCGAAGCTGAGGGGACCAGGTATGACCTCCTTTTGGTCAACGATCCATATGGTGGAGTGCTTGTCGCATGGCCAGCAACTGGCTATCTTTGGCGGTGGCACCCTGGTGATCGCCTTAAACCGCTTGGCACGTGCAACGACCACGATGGAAAAAACATTTTCAATCACCTGGAGGTGACCCAATGAACCGGAAACTGCGAAAACTGCAAAAGAAGATACGTCGTTTGGAATGGTGGGAGAAGATTACCCTGATGGATTGGATGAACGAGTGGTACGCGGACAGGAAACAACAGTGGAGGGAGGAAGAATGAGAAAAAGAACAGGAAAAAAGTACGTTCCCATCACGATTAGTCTTGAAAATCAAATGATTAACGAGCTTGAGATGGAATTGAAGCCAAAAGAATCCCGTTCTGCTTGGATCGCGGACGCAATTCAAGCAAAATTGGCAAGTGAGGAAGACCTGGAAAACGCATCAGTGCCACAACTCTTGTCCTGGCTTGCTTTTCATCGAGTAATTGACCAAAAGATGAGGTGGGCACTGCAAGAACAGTACGATCTCAAAGCATCAATTGATGAACATTCAGACCAATGAGGCTCCCGACGGCTATCCCGAGCGTCTTGAGCATGCGAAGCATGGCTTTCATCTCCGTCAACGTCTCCTCCACTAGGATCAGGCGTTGTTCAAGGTTGTCAAGCCGACGATCTTGCAGTTCATCCGCTGCAATCCAACCGTCACTCATCCCGATTCACCAAATTGTAAGCTGCGATCCCGAAGTCAATGCCTAAAGCAACGGCGAAAATAACGTCTCCAAAGGGAAGAGGACCATCGGCAAGGATCAGGGGAGCTGCAACTTTGCTAAATCTCAATCCTTTTCGTCCTGCTTCAAACGCGTCCAGGGCAAACTCAACAACATCATTACCCGGAAACTCACTTTTTAATTTGGTAATTTGTGTCTTATCTGCCTTTGAGATGGATGAAGCTTCGCTCAAAGATTGAAAAGCTTCACCGTAAAGTGTGGCGATCCGACCGTCTACCCATGTTTCACGATAACCTTCCATGGTGAACATCAAGCGTTCACTGTAATTTTCTCCCGGAAGTAGCACGATGGATCACCATCACGACTTCATTAGAATGTTTGAGTAATACGTGGCGGTTTCAGTCGCCGTCAAAGGACGTTGTGTACCTACGATGTTATACTGAAGAGCAGGGATTTGTAGTGAGAGCTGCATTTGTAGATGATCCAGTTCATCAGCGATGCTGTCAAGGCCTGCTTGACCAATAATGGCTTGACTGGTACGATTAGCAGGGAAAACGCTCCATGCCCGTATGACAGTTAGGCCAGGGCCTACCAACAAATCGGGATATCCACCAATCGTCCTACTTGTCATGCGGAAGTTTCCAACCCATCGCGTACTAGCCTGGGTAGGATCGCCAGTTGGACCGGCCATTGAACCCATTTGATCAGGAGAAAGGAAGTTCTGTGAAGGATCTTGGACGTATTGGCGAACTTCACGGTATAGGACCTCAAAGGGCAAACCGCCTTGAGAATCAGTACCAGTTGGATCTTTCAATGGCATAAAGCCCGCACGTGATGCACCATCAACTAGGAAGCCGCCAAGGTCTTCAAGGTCAAAATCGCCGAGAAGTACGAGGAAGGTTTCTTCAATATTACCAGGGCTGATGTTGTAAGATACGGCTGGATAAGGCAGCTCGTATTGGCGTTGAACGTTGATAACCACGTCGTCCATACATGCCTTTTCTTCAAGAAGATCCCGCAGGTCAATGTAATCATACGTCATGAAGTTGATTGCACCCGTTTCTAACGGTTGTCCGTTGGCATGGAGATAGAACTGATCGTTGTGACGCTTAACTCCCATGTATGCGCCGGGGTTTTCATTGAAGGCAACACTAGGCGTGACGGGGGTGGTGATGGTTGGAGGCAATACGCCAGTGGTGTAGTCAATGGCACCAAATTGGCCTTGGATCATACGTGGGACGCCCATTACTTTCTCCTCCGACTATGTGCTCTCCATTCTTTGCCTATCCGAGCCATTACCACGGTGGCGTCAAGAGTACGGTTTTTTCCTCGTCCTGAATACGCTCCACGCAATCCGGTCTTATTGCGTTTTACGTAATTGAACCCACGCTTAACGTACGCGGTGTACGTCTCACGAGGTTTCGGCTT